CGGAATGGATCTGCTTCGAGCATGACGGCTACGCGCGGCAGAAGGCGATGCACTGGTGGAGACGACGCTCGAAGGAGCCGGTGCCGGAGACGGCCGAGGAAGCGGTTGCCTTGGCGCAGAACGGCCGCTTGGCTCCCACGCGCGAGATCACCGTCCGCAACATGACGGGTGATGACTACGACCGAATCGTGGGCTACGAGCTGGGCGACATCCCGCCGCTGCTGGACGACCAGGACTTGCCCGCAGACGCCCTCGACTTTCCGTTCGGCTACAACGCGGTCGCCGCAGAGGAGGAAATTCCGTGGTGACGCCGGGCGAGCTGTTGACTGCTGCTCTCCGCTATGCCGAGATGGGCTACCCGGTCTTCCCGTGCGCGCCGGGCGGCAAATCGCCGCTTACCGAACATGGCTTCCATGACGCAACCGTCGATTCCGAGCAGGTCGAGCGCTGGTGGACGCAGCACCCGTGCGCCAACATCGGCATCCCAACCGAGGGCCTGGTTGTCATCGACATCGATGGCGAGGGAAACCCCTGGCCCGGCGGCGATCCCGAGCGGATGTTCGACCTGGCGGCGGGGCCGATGGCGCTGACGCCGCGCGGCGGCAGCCACCGCCTCTTCCGTCAGCCGCATGGCAAGAACTGGCGCTGCACCGAGGGCCGGCTCGCTTCCAGGGTCGATACCCGCGCCGACGGCGGCTACATCGTGGCCCCGCCATCTGTGGTCGAGGGCGGGAAGGCGTACCGTTGGGCACCGGGTCTGGAGTTGGACGATCCGCCCGACCGTTTGCCCGAACCGCCGCCGTGGTTGGCCCAGGAACTCGACCGGTTGGCCCCGTCGGCCAACGGAACGCCCACGTTGGCCCACGTCGCGGCCGGTCCGCCCGAGGCGAACGCGATCCCGGAGGGCCAACGGAACGCGACCCTGGCGAAACTGGGCGGGAACATGCGCCGGGTGGGGATGTCCCTGGCCGAGATCGCCGCCGCGCTCATCCAGACCAACAAGGACCGCTGCGTCCCGCCCCTGTCGCCGCGCGAGGTCGAGCGAATCGCCGCCAGCGTCGCCAGGTACGAGCCGGACCAGGTCGCGGTCGCCCTGGCCGAGAACCACTGGGACCAGATGTATGCGGCCGCAGCAGGCGAAGACGCGGAAACCACCGACTCCGTTCAGCGCGACCCTGGGCCGGTGCCGGAGGAATTGCTCCGGGTGCCGGGCTTCGTGTCGGAGTTGATGGACCACTGCCTGGCGACCGCGCCATATCCCAATGTGGCACTCGCTTTTGGCGGCGCGCTGGTTTTGCAAGCGTTGCTGGCTGGCCGCAAAGCCCGTGATCCTGGCGACAACCGCACCAACCTGTACCTGCTGGGCCTGGCGCATTCGTCGGCTGGTAAGGACTGGCCCCGCAAGCTCAACACGGAGATCGCACACCAAGTCGGGTTGGCAGACGGCATCGGTGAGCGCTTTGCGTCCGGCGAAGGCATCCAGGATGCGCTCTTCATCACGCCGTCAATGCTCTTCCAGACCGACGAGATCGATGGACTGTTGCAATCGATCAACAAGGCACGCGATGGCCGGCATGAAAGCATCATGAGTACGCTGCTAACCATGTATTCCAGCGCAAACAGCGTCTACCCGATGCGCCGAAAAGCAGGGCGTGAGTCGCCGGGCTCCATTGACCAGCCTTGCCTCTCGGTGTTCGGCACGGCCATCCCGAATCATTACTACGCGGCGCTCTCCGAACGGATGCTGACCAACGGCCTGTTCGCCCGCATGCTGATCCTGGAGAGTTCTCGGCGCGGCGCGGGACAGGAGCCCGTCATTCGGAATATCCCCGCGCGGATTTTCGAAACCGCTGCTTGGTGGGCCAACTTTCAGCCGGGAACTGGGAACCTTCAAGCCTGGCATCCCGTGCCCGTGGTGGTCGATCACACGGATGAGGCCCGCCAGATTCTGATCGAGGCCCGCCGGCTGGCCGAGGCGGAATACGACCGCGCTGAGGGCCGCAACGATGCCGTGGGAACCACGGTCTGGGGGCGCGTCAGCGAGCAGACGAGGAAGCTGGCGCTCTTGCATGCGGTCAGCGCCAACCACGCCGCGCCGCGAATCGATCAGGCGGCGTCCGAGTGGGCCGTGCAGCTTGTGATGCACCAGGCCCGCCGCATGCTTTACATGGCTGGCCTGCACGTCAGCGAGACTGAGTTCGATCAGCGCTGCAAGCGCGTGGTCGAACTGCTCACCGCCTGGCAGGCTCAGCACGGCGATGCCTGGATGCCTTACCGCGACCTCAGCCGCAAGCTTCGCTGGAGCCGCCGCGAGCATGAAGAGGTCCGCGAGGCGCTCATCGACCAGGAACGCATCGATACTGACGTCGTGACAACGACGGGGCGTCCAAAGCTCGTTTATCGGCTGCGTGCCCTGGGCGCGGGGAGGTCGTCATGATGTCGATGGTCGTTACCGGCCTTTTGTCCGTCGCCAGGCTTTTGTCCAACGCGGTTGGGTCATCGTCAACCGCCAGGCCAGACTTTTGTCCGTGGACAAAAGGGGGCGCGGCTGGACAAAAGGGTCGCTGCCTTTGGCCGTGGACAAAAGGCCAAAAGGTCGTCGTAAGTCCTTTGCCAGCAGCTTTGGTCCTTTTGTCCTTTTGTCCCAGGGGTCGCGCATGGGGGGTGTTTATCACCCACTTCCCCCCCTTTTGTCCTTATGTCCCTCCCCCCTCGCATCACTGCCCCCCGCGTGTGTATGCGCGTGTCTACGCGAGGAGTATGGACAAAAGGACAAAAGGACAAAAGGGGGACCGTCCATCAAGCATCGAAAGGAGACCAATCATGCCAGTGCGTTGTGAGCATTGCCGGTTCTTTCATCCCAATCCGCCAGCCTCCGAGCCTGGGACGATCATTGTCTCTGCGGACGGCGTTCGTGGCGGTGGGGAGTGCCGACGCCAGCCTCCGGTCTGGCGCGAACACGAAACGCTGGCGTGCTTCCCACTCGTGGCCAGCGACGGTTGGTGCGGCTGCTTCGAGAAGGCCGAGCCGGAGACCGCGTAGGTACTTCCCGGCCGACCCGCCGCCCGTGCGCCCGGCGGGAACAGCCGCCAACCAGAGCAGAGTTTGTTTTGCCTGTCCGAACTTTTGAACGGAGAAGAAGGCCATGAAAATCGAGCTTCGCAAGCTGTCCGAGATCAAGCCCTACCCCGGCAATCCCCGGCTCAACGATGACGCCGTCGCGGCCGTGGCGGCGTCAATCTGCGAGTACGGGTTCCGCCAGCCCATCGTGGTGGACATCGACGGCGTCATCATCGTCGGCCATACCCGCTACAAGGCCGCGCTCAAGCTCGGCCTGGAAAAGGTGCCAGTCCATGTCGCCAAGGACTTGACGCCGGAGCAGATCAAGGCATACCGCATCGCGGACAACAAGACCGCCGAGCTGTCGGACTGGAACTACGATCTCCTGCCCGTCGAGTTGGCCGAGCTTCAAGGCATGAATTACGATCTCGGTTTGCTCGGCTTCGACCAGGACGAGCTTGCCAAGCTGCTCGACGGCGGCGTCAAGGACGGACTCTGCGACCCCGATGAAGTGCCCGAGCCGCCGGACGAGGCGACCACGCGGCTCGGTGATCTGTGGCTGCTCGGCGATCATCGATTGCTCTGCGGCGACAGCAGTAGGACCGAGGATGTGGACCGCCTGCTCGCTGGCGCGGCGATCCACCTGGTAAACACCGATCCGCCTTACAACGTGAAGGTCGAGCCCCGCTCCAACAACGCCATCGCCGCCGGCCTCAGCTCCTTCGAGACCACCCATCACCAGAAGATGGACGTCGTGCGGCACCCGGAAAAGTCCAAGCCCACGGGCAAGAAGCTGCGGGCCAAAGATCGGCCCTTGATTAACGACTTCGTTTCCGAGGCGGATTTCGACCGCATGCTGCACGCGTGGTTCGGCAATCTCGCGCGGGTGCTGTTGCCGGGCCGGGGCTTTTACATCTGGGGCGGCTATGCCAACGTCGCCAATTACCCGCCGGTCCTCAAGGCCTGCGAGATGTACTTCTCGCAAGCGATCATCTGGGTCAAGGAACATCCCGTTTTGACGCGCAAGGACTTCATGGGCAACCACGAGTGGTGCTTCTACGGCTGGCGCGAAGGCGCGGCCCACGTCTTCCTCGGCCCGAACAACGCGGTCGATGTCTGGTCGGTGAAGAAGGTCAACCCGCAGAGCATGATCCATTTGACGGAAAAGCCGGTCGAACTGGCGGTGCGGGCGATCCAGTATTCGTCGCGGGCTGGCGAGAACGTGCTGGACCTGTTCGCTGGCTCCGGCTCGACGCTGATCGCCGCCGAGCAGACGGGCCGCAAGGCGTTCTTGATGGAATTGGACCCGATGTATGCGGACGTAATCTGCGAGCGCTTCCTGAAGTTCTCAGGCGTGGAGCCTGTCCGAGAAAGCGATGGTGCAAAATGGTCTTCTTTGAAGAAGGCATAAAGACATGCCGTCTCTGCAGACGCGCATTGCCGTTGAGCGACTTTTATCCATCGCGACCGGGCGTGTACTCCTCGCGATGTAAGCATTGTCACGGCCTCGCAATTCGCAAATGCCGGTTCTGTAACCGCATGTTCGTCGGCAAGTCGAGTCGCAAGGCCTGCTCTCACCTTTGTAGCGAACTGATGCGATCCCCGACCTACTTCGTTTGCCAATGCTGCGGCCAACTGTTCGGCCCTGTTGATCGTCTCGCGCGTCGCTTCTGTTCAAGGAGCTGCGCCTATGCAGCCGCGCTGACCGGACAAAAGACGGTTCGGCAGACCATAAGCAAGGCCCGTCGTGCCCAAAGCCTGCTTCGTTACCACGTCCAGGCCGGGCACATCGTGCGACCGACGACATGCGAGGAGTGCGGAGCCACTGATCGAGCGATTGAGGCAGCCCACTTCAACTACGACGAGCCGTTGCGGGTCCGGTGGCTTTGCGTTCCTTGTCATCGCCGGTGGGACAAGCGCGAACCAAAACACGCCACGGTTATCGTGCAGCGCTTCGAGAAGTTCACGGGCAAGAAGGCCGAGCGTATCCCCGCGCCGGAGGGGGCCACGGCATGATCTATCTGGCGTCGCCCTACTCGCATCCCGACTCGGCAGTCCGCGAACAGCGCTATCGCGCCGCTTGCCGCGCCGCCGCTGCGCTCTTGCTCGCCGGTGAGCCGGTCATCTCGCCGATCGCGCACAGCCATCCGCTCGTCGAGCATGGGCTGCCGGCGGATTGGACCTTCTGGCAGCACTACGACCGGGACCTGCTGGCGCGGTGCGACGCGGTCGTGGTCCTGACGCTCGATGGCTGGGAGACAAGCGTTGGCGTGCGGGAGGAGATTCGGATCGCGCGCGAGCTTGGCAAGCCGGTGAGGTATCTGGCCCCGGAGTTGGCCCGCGTTTCGCCCACGTTCGCCCACGTCGCGTCCGGTTCCGCCGAGGCGGGCGAACCGCCCAACCGGGCCTACGTCCCGCCCGCGTTGGCCCACGTCGCCACGGAGGTGCGGGAGTGAACGCCAGCGCGACCAACGAGAAGAGACCCCGCCAGGGGGTCTCGTGGGCGATGGAGTTGTCGGGGCCGGTTACGCTTTCGCGTCCGGCTGGTTCGGGTCATAGACGGTCCCGCAGCTCGTGCAGCGGACCTGGCCGTCGTCGATCCAGACCAGCGAATCCATTTCGTCCTCGCCGCAACGGGGGCAGGCCATGCCGGGCGCTACCCGGTCGCGGCCGTTCGGCTCGTGGTCGTTGTTGGTCGTCATGGCGCATCCGCCTTTCAGTTGGCGCTGGCGAACTTGCCGCGTTCCGTCTTCTTGAACCGGGCGTCCTTCCCCTTCGTGGCAATCTCGCGGAGGATCGCGCTGTAGAGCGTGGCGTGCGGCGTCTTGCCGCCGGGGCTGGTCCAGAGGCCCTTCGCCGCCATCGCTTCGATCATCTCCTTACAGTTCATCGCTTTGCCGTTCTCGCCCAGGATCTTGGCGGCGGCGTCCAGGCAGCCGAGTTTCTTCAGCTTGGCCGGGGCCTCGGGCTTGGTCTTGGCGGGCTTCGCGGCCTTGGCCTTCGGGGCCTTCTTGGCGGCGTCCGCCGGGGCCTTCGCCTTCGCGGTCTTCTTCGTTGCCATGTTGCGTCTCCCAATACGGGGTTGCGGAAATCGGCATCGCGGACATCGCGATGCAACGTCAGGGTCAGTCAGTTACCTCGTGTTCCGGGAGACATCCAGCCGAGTTCGAGAGGAATTTCGCAGGTTTTTCCGGGGGCGGGATGATGGCCGAGGACCGCGAACATTCGCCGACGGGAGGCCTGAACCCCAGCGCGATGACGCTGGCGAACGCCGCCCGGCTGCTGACCAGGGCGGGGAGCCAGCCGGTCACTGTCGAGATGCTCCAGGCCGATCTTGCCGCCGGCGCGCCGGCCAACGCCGACGGGACGATCAATCTGGTTCACTACGCCGCCTGGCTGGTTCGGGAGATGGGAAGCCGTGATTGACCCACGCAAACTGCGACCGAGCGAGCTGTGCCGCCTGCTCAACTCGACCCCGCTGGGCGAGGTGATCGGCGAACGTCAGCTTCATCGCCATCGCACGCGCGCGGGCCTACGGATCGGCGATGCCCGGCACGTGGACCTCGTCCGCTACGTCGCCTGGCTGGTCCAGGTCCGGCACGCGCCGAGGCCGGAGCCGGACGGCGACCCCTACGAGACGCTGAAGGAGCGTGCCCGTGCCCGCAACATCGCGCTGTCCCTGGCGGGCCGGGACATCGGCGATTTGCCGGTCGTCGTGAAGCCGGAGCGAAAGGACAGGGCGGCGTCCGATTTCCGTTTCTTCTGCGAGCAGTACTTCCCGCTGACGTTCCACCTGCCCTGGTCGCGCGACCATCTGAAGGTGATCGCCAAGATCGAGCAGGCCGTGTTGCGAGGAGGCCTGTTTGCGATGGCCATGCCGCGCGGCTCGGGGAAAAGCACCATCTGCGAGTGCGCCTGCATCTGGGCGGTCCTCAACGGCCATCGGGAGTTCGTCTGCCTGATCGGCAGCGACGAAGGCCACGCGATGGACATGCTCGATTCGATTAAGATGGAGCTGGACGGCAACGACCTGTTGCTCGAAGACTTCCCGGAGGTTGTCTACCCGATCCAGTGCCTCGACGGCATCGCCAACCGCTGCAACGGCCAGCTCTACAAGGGGGAACGCACGCACATCGGCTGGACCGCCCGCGAGATCGTGCTGCCCACCATCGCTGGCAGCAAGGCGAGCGGAGCGATCATCAAAGTCGCGGGCATCACTGGCCGCATTCGCGGCATGAAGTACAAGCGGGCCGACGGCAAAACCGTTCGGCCGACGCTGGTCGTTCTCGACGATCCACAGACCGATGAGTCGGCGCGGTCGCTCTCGCAGTGCGCCACGCGCGAAAGCATCCTGGCCGGAGCGGTGCTGGGCCTGGCCGGCCCCGGCAAGAAGATCAGCGGCATCATGCCCTGCACCGTGATCCGGCCTGGAGATATGGCCGACAACATTCTCGACCGCGACAAGCACCCGGAATGGAACGGCGAGCGCACCAAGATGGTCTACTCGTTCCCCACCAATGAGAAGCTCTGGCAGCGCTACGCCGAGATTCGCGCCGAAAGCATGCGGCAAGGAAACGCCGGCGAAGAGGCGACGGACTTTTATCGCCAGAACCAAGCAGCGATGGATGAAGGCTCCGTCGTTGCCTGGCCGGAGCGCTTCAACCACGACGAGCTATCGGCGATCCAGCACGCGATGAACTTAAAGCTCCAGGACGAGGCCGCGTTCTTCGCCGAGTACCAGAACGAGCCGTTGCCCGCGGAGGTCGTGGACGCCGACGAGCTGACCGCCGACCAGATCGCGAGCAAACTCAACCGCATGAAGCGCTATGAGGTGCCTATCGGCTGCAATCACGTGACCATGTTCATCGACGTGCAAGCCAACCTGTTGTTCTTCGTGGTCGCAGCCTGGGAGGACGACTTCACCGGCTACGTCATCGACTACGGCGCCTTCCCGGACCAGAAGCGACCGTACTTCACGCTCCGCGACGCTCGGCTGACGCTGGCCGCCGCAACCAAAGCCAGCGGACTGGAAGGAGCGATCTACGCGGGCCTCGAGACGCTGACCAGGGATTACCTCAGCCGCGAATGGCGGCGGGACGATGGCGCGATGCTGCGGGTCGAGCGCTGCCTCATCGATGCCAACTGGGGCTCCGCGACGGACGTCGTCTACCAGTTCTGCCGGCAGTCCGCGCACGCCGGCATCGTGTTGCCCAGCCACGGTCGGTTTGTCGGCGCTTCGAGCCAGCCGTTCTCCGAATACAATCGCCGACCCGGCGACCGGATCGGGCACAATTGGCGCATGCCCAACGTGCATGGCAAGCGCGCCGTGCGCCATGCGCTGTTCGACACGAACTACTGGAAGTCCTTCATCCACGCCCGCCTGGCCGTGGCGATGGGCGACCGGGGCTGCCTCTCGCTCTTCGGAGACAAGGCCGACCAACACCGGCTATTCGCGGAACACCTCACCTCGGAGTACCGCGTGAAGACCGAGGGGCGGGGGCGGACCGTGGACGAGTGGAAAATGCGGCCCGAACGAGGCGACAACCATTGGTTCGATTGCCTGGTCGGCTGCGCCGTGGCTGCATCGATCCAGGGCGCGGTGCTCCAAGGCACGGACGGCCAGGCCCCGCCGAAGCGCGAGCGCGTCAGCTTCGCCGAGCTGCAACGGAGAGCGCGGCGATGAAACAATCGCAAGCAAGACGCGACGGCCTCGGCATTCGTTGTCCGCAGTGCGGCTGCCGGCACTTCAAGACTACCCATACCGAGCCGCTGCGCGACGGCCGCATCCGCCGGCGCAAGGCTTGTCGCCACTGCGGGCGTAAGCTCGTCACCTTCGAGGCCCCTCCGCCGTCAATCCCTCTTCGGATCGCTACCTGTAGCACGATTTCGACATTTCGACCGCTCCCTGCGTCAACTCGCGCCCGAACTGCAAAGGTCTATCGGTAGAGGCCGGCGGTCGGCCTGTTCTACCGGGAGCACACCTTCATGGCCGAGCTGGACGACACGATCCGCCAGAACGCCCAGGGGCCGGCGAAGGCCGCGGGCGACGCCGGCAGCGTCGAACAGCACCCGTTGCCAGACCAGATCGAAGCCGACCGCTACCTCGCATCGAAGGAAGCGGCCAAGGACAAGAAGCGCGGCCTGCGCCTCAACAAGCTCGTCCCGCCGGGGGTCAACTGAGTGTTCCGCTGGTTGTCCAACCTGTTCACCTCGAAGCCGCCTTCGGCGTCGCCGCGCCGGGCGCTGCGAATGCTCCGCGCCCGCTACGACGCGGCGGTGAGCAACGACGACAACCGCCGGCACTGGGCCAACGCGGACGGGCTTTCCGCCAATGCCGCCAACAGCGCCGAGGTCCGCCGTGTCCTGCGGAACCGCTCCCGCTACGAGGTCGCCAACAACAGCTACGCTCGCGGCATCGTGTTGACGCTGGCCAACGACGTGATCGGCACCGGTCCGCGCTTGCAGATGCTCACCGAAGACGTGGAGGCCAACCGCAGCATCGAGAAGGAATTTGCGAACTGGGCCAAGGCGGTCGGCCTTGCCGAAAAGCTCCGCACGATGCGGATGGCACGTGCCACGGACGGGGAATCCTTCTGCATCCTGACCAGCAACCCGAAGCTGCCCACGCAGGTGCAGCTCGATTTGCGGCTCGTGGAGGCCGACCAGATCTGCACGCCGGACTTGAGCGCGATGGACCAGAACGCCATCGACGGTATCATCTTCGACGCCGCCGGCAACCCGGTCGAGTACCACGTGCTGAGGGAACATCCGGGCGAGACGGCGCGGCGCTTCATCCTCGAGTACGACCGTTTGCCGGCGTTGTCGGTCATCCATTGGTTCCGCGCCGACCGCCCCGGCCAAGCGCGGGGCATCCCGGACATCATGCCGGCGCTGCCGCTGTTCGCACAATTGCGGCGCTTCACTCTGGCCGTGATCGCCGCCGCTGAGACCGCCGCTGACTTCGCGGGCATCCTCTACACCGATGCGCCGGCGGGTGGGGAGTCGGAAGCGGCCGAGCCGTTCGAGCCCATCGAACTGGAGCAGCGGGCGCTGGTGACGATGCCCGGCGGCTGGAAGATGAGCCAGCTTCAAGCCGAGCAGCCGGCAACAACTTATGCCGAGTTCAAGAAGGAAATCCTGAACGAGATCGCCCGCTGTTTGAACATGCCGTTCAACGTCGCGGCGGGAAATTCGTCGGGCTACAACTATGCCTCCGGCCGACTCGACCATCAGACCTACTTCAAAGCGATCCGCGTCGATCAGGCGCATCTGGAGTGCGTCATTCTCGACCGCATCTTGGTCGCGTGGCTCGATGAAGCGGCGCTGATTCCGGGCCTCCTGCCCGCCAACCTCGGCCCGTTCGTTGACTGGTCCCACCAGTGGTTCTGGGACGGGCAGGAACACGTCGATCCCGCCAAGGAAGCATCGGCCCAGGCGACTCGCCTGGCCAACCACACGACCTCGCTCGCGCACGAATACGCCCGGCAAGGCCGGGACTGGGAGGAGGCTCTGCGCCAGCGGGCCAAGGAAGTCGCGCTCATGCAGGAGTTAGGCCTGACTGCCGCCACGGCCACGCAACCGCCGTCCGATGACAAGGACAAGCCCGAGGACGAAAAGGAAACGCTCGATGAAGAAGCCGAACTCGAAGAGCAAGCCGCTTGAGAACCGGACGCTGAACCTGCTTGCCGCCTCGGTCGAGCTGGAAGCGGCTCCCGCCGACGGCGAACCGCAGAAGCTGCGGCGCTTCACGATGACCGCGTACACCGGCGGGGCCATGCAGCTTGCCGGCTGGCGCTATCCCGTGGTGGTCGATCTGCAAGGGTTGCAACTCGGCAAGCAGCGCCGGCCGATTCTCCTGGACCACACGCGCGACGTGGACTTCGTGATGGGGCAAACCGACTCCATCGCGGTGATGAACGACCAGCTCGTGGTCGCAGGCCAGGTCATGGGCGATTCGCCGAAGGCCCGGCAGGTAATCGCCCTCAACGACAAGGGCTTCGGCTGGCAGGCGTCGATCGGTGCGCGGGCCGACCAGGTCGAGTTCGTGCCGGAGGGGAAGACCTCACAGGCCAACGGCCGGGACTTCCCCGGACCGGTCAACATCGCCCGGCGGGCCACGCTCGGGGAAATCAGCTTCGTGGTGCTCGGCGCGGACGAGAACACCTCGGCCCAGATCGCCGCCAGCGCCGACCAATCGAAGGAGACCGCAGACATGGACTTCACGAAATGGCTTGAATCCCAGGGCTTCACGGTGGACTCCCTGAGCGAGCAGCAGACCAAAAACCTACGGGCGATCTACGACGCCCAGGCCGCCAGGCCCACCGGCGATCCCGAGCCGAGCCCCGCCGCAACGATCCGCGCCGAGGCTGCGGCCGAGGCCAAGCGGATTGCCGCCGTCCGCAAGATCTGCGGCGGCAAACATGGCGAGATCGAGGCGAAGGCCATCGAAGAGGGCTGGGACGCCCCGCGCACGGAATTGGAAGTTCTCCGGGCCTCCCGTCCGCAAGGACCGGCGATCCAGACGGGCGGCAAGGCGCCCAGTGCCCAGGCCATCGAAGCCGCCTTGTGCCTGTCGGTGCGGATGTCCGAGGAGAAGGTCCTGCGGTGGTACGGCCAGCAGACCGTCGAGGCCGCCCAATCCCGCGACCTGCGCGGCATGGGCCTGCACGAGCTGCTCTATCAGGTGATCCATGCCGCAGGCGGTCACGCCCGTCCGGGCCGGATGAACGATGACACGATCCGCACTGCCTTCGAGGCCGATCGCACTCTGCGCGCGGCGGGAGGCGGGTTCTCCACGATCAGCCTGTCCGGCATCCTGTCCAACGTCGCCAACAAGGCGCTGCTCGAAGCGTACACGGCGGTCGAAAGCGTGGCGGTCCGCATCTGCGCCCAGGCCGACGTGAATGACTTCAAGCAGGTCACGCGCTACCGCATGACCGGCCAGGGGACGTTCGAGAAGGTCGGGCCCGACGGCGAGCTGAAGCACGCCCAGCTCACGGAAGAGTCTTACACGAACCAGATCGACACCTACGGCAAGATCATCGCCCTGACGCGGCAGATGATCATCAATGACGACCTGGGCGCCTTCCTGCAAATCCCGCGCATCCTGGGCCGGCAGTCGGCCCTGGCGATTGAGTCGGCGGTGTTCACGCTGCTCTTGTCGAATCCCGGCGGCTTCTTCTCGGCGGGCAACAAGAACTTCCAGAGCGGTGCCGGCACAGCGCTGCAGATCAGCTCGCTCACCACGGCCGAGCAATTGTTCGCCGACCAGACCGACAAGGACGGCAAGCCGATCTTGATCACGCCGGCCATCCTGCTCGTGCCCACTGCGCTCAAAGTTACGGCGCAGCAACTGATGACCGAGACGCGGGTCAACGAAACGACCACCGCCGACAAGCCCAAGCCGGCCAACAACCCGCATGCGGGCAAATGGATTCCGCTGGCGTCGCCGTACCTGAACTCGCAAGGGATCGCGGGGGGCAGCGCCACCGCCTGGTACTTGTTCGCCAACCCCGCTGACGTTGCGGCAATGGAGATCGCGTACCTGCGCGGGCAGCGGACGCCGACCATCGAGTCGGGCGAGACCGATTTCGACACGCTGGGGATGAAGTGGCGCGGCTACTTCGATTTCGGCGTGGCCATGCAGGACTTTCGGGCGGCGGTCAAGAGCGCCGGCGCGTAACGCTTTGAACCAAAGGAGATCGAATCATGGCACAAGCCGTTTTCGTTCAAGAAGGGGCTTCCATCGACTACACGCCCGGGGCCGACGTTGCCGCTGGCGACGTGGTGGTCCAGGGCGATCTGGTTGGCGTCGCCAAGCTCGACATCAAGGCCAACAAGCTCGGCGCGCTGGCGGTCGATGGGGTCTTCGACTTCGCCAAGGTTGCGGCCACGGCGCTGGCGGCTGGGACCATCGTGTATTGGGACGACGCCGCCAACGTTGCCACGTCCACGGCTGCCGGCAACAAGCAGATCGGCAAGGTCGTGAAGGCGGCGGCAGACGCCGACGCCACAGTTCGCGTCCGCATGAATCAGTGAGGACGCCATGCCCGACCTGCTGCAAACCGGATCGGACTGGCTGGCCGACAAACTCAAGGCGCACGCCTCCCGGCAGGTCGTCTACCGGCGCGGCGCTTCGGAAGTCGCGGTCCTGGCCACGGTCGGCCGGACGCTGCTCAAGCTCGATGACGGCTATGGCGGCGTGCGCATGGAATGGACCGACCGCGACTTCCTGACCCACGCGGCGGACCTGGTCCTGAACGGCTCGCTGGCCTTGCCCGAGCGCGGCGACCTGATCCGGGAAACGCAGGGGACGAAGACCTTCATCTACGAGGTCATGGCCCCAGGCAAGGAGCCGCCCTGGCGCTGGTCGGACGTGTATCGGAAGCTGCTACGGATTCACACGAAACAGGTGGGCACGGAAGGAACGTAATGGCCGTCATCCTCGACATTGCGGAATCGATTGTGGCCCAGCTCAATGGTGGCTCGTTCAGCCAGCCGTTGACCGCCGAGCGCCACTATCAGGCCAAGTTCGAGCTGTCGGAGATGACGGACCTGAAGGTCAGCGTTGTGCCCCGGTCGCTGGCCTCGAAGACGCTGGACCGCAACCGCGACACCTTCGATTACCTGATCGACGTGGCGGTGCAGCAGAAGACCGACATGAGCCAGGAGTCGCTGGACGCCCTGATGACGCTGGTCGAGGAGATCGCCGACCATTTTCGGACGCAGCCGTTGGCCAGCTACCCGAATGCCCGCTGCACGGAAGTGAAGAACGAGCCGGTCTACTCGCTGGAACACCTGGACGAATTCCGGCAGTTCACCAGCGTCATCACGCTGACCTACCGCGTGTGGAGGTGAGGCATGATCGGCATGACCTTCCAGGCAGCGAAAGGCGGCTTCTTCGACCGGGAGAAGGTCAAGCGGTCGGTGGATGCCGGCACGCGACGGGTATTCTCGAAGTTCGGCGCGTTTGTGCGGCAGCGGGCCAAGACCTCGATTCGAAAGCGCAAGGGGACCAGCCCGCCCGGATCGCCGCCCTATTCGCACGTGGGATTGCTGCGGAAGTTCATTCTGTTCGCCTATGACCCGCAGCGCAAGAGCGTCGTCATCGGGCCGACGCTGACGAAAGAAGGCTCGCCGGCGCCCCGCCTCCTGGAGCATGGCGGCGACGCGGTGATCGAGGATCGCGGCAAGGCGCGGCACGCGCGCTACCGGCCCCGGCCGTTCATGCAGCCGGCTTTTGAAGGGGAAAAGCCCAAGCTGTCGGCGCTGTGGCGCGATTCGGTTCGCTAAGGAGACACGCACATGGCAGTAAGACTCGGCCTCGACGCCAAGCTCTATCGCAACACGGGCACCTTCGCCGCCCCGGTGTGGAACGAGGTCAAGAACGTCAAGGACGTGACCTTGAACCTGGAGGCCGGCGAGGCGGACGTGACGACGCGCGGCAACGCCGGCTGGCGGGCCACGGTCGCCACGCTCAAGGACGGTTCCATCGAGTTCGAGATGGTCTGGGACACGGCCGACGACGACTTCGGCGCGATCCGGGACACCTTCCTGAATCGTGCCTCGATGGAGTTCGCCGTGATGGACGGCGACATCACGGTTACCGGCTCGCAGGGCCTGCGGGCGACCTGCATGGTCACCAACTTCAGCCGCAACGAGGCGCTTGAGGAAGCGATCACGGTAAGCGTCACGGTGAAGCCGACCTATTCCATCAACCCGCCGCTCTGGTTGGTTGTGCCGTAACGCCGAAGGAGACCCATTCGCATGCGGACTTTCAACGACAACGCGGGGCGGACCTGGACCATCGCCATCAACGTCGCGGCGATCAAGCGCGTCCGGGGCCTGCTCAACCTCGATTTGTACAAGCTGGTGGACGACGGTTTCAAGCCGCTGGGCGCACTGGTCGGCGATCCGGTGCAGCTTGCCGACGTGCTGTATTGCCTCTGCAAGGACGAAGCGGACGCGAAGAAGATCAGCGACGAGGACTTCGGCCGAGCGCTGGCAGGCGATGCGATCACTTTGGCGACGGATGCCTTCCTGGAGGAACTGATCGATTTTTTCCCCGAAGCGAGGGCGCGGAGCAGCCTGCGGAAGATCGTGGCCGAAAGCCGGAAGGTCCGGGACAAGTTGATGGGCCAGGCCGAGAAGGTGCTGGAGACGTTCGACGCCGACCGCGAAGCGAACAGGTTGTTACGCTCATTTGGCATTGCGCCGGAGTCCTCGGAATCGACCCCGGCCCTTTCACCCTCCGGGAACTCTGCCTGATGGCCGAGGCTCGGAGCCGCGAGCGCTGGGCGCACACATCGGCCCTGTTGGCGCTGACCGCCAACGTCCACCGCGACCATCGAAAGAAACCAGCGCCCTACAAGCCGGCGGACTTCAATCCGTACCACCGCCGGCGGGAGCTGCCGGTGCGCAAGGCGTCGATTGACGTGCTCAAGCGGGTGTTCGTGGATCGGAGTTGACAATGGCCGCTGCCTCGGGAATTCGCGCTGGAGCCGCCTATGTCGAGCTATTCGTCAAGGACAGTCGGCTCGTCAAGGGGCTCAATGCCGCGTCCGCGAGGCTAAAGGCGTTCGGCGCAAGCATCACGGCGCTCGGGGCGAAGCTCGCCGGCCTGGGCGTAACGCTCGCGCTGCCTTTTCTTGGGGCGGCCAAGCTGTTTGCGGACATGGGCAGCGACATGCTCGACATGTCGCAACGCACCGGAGTCGCCGTCGAGGCGCTGTCCGAGCTGCGTTACGCTGCCGAGCAGTCGGGTTCCGGCGCGGAGGAACTGGAGAAAGGCCTCCGCACGATGAGCCGCAATATCATTGAAGCCGCTCGCGGGTCCGCTCAGGCGCGGCGAAACCTGGGCCGGCTGGGCCTGACCATCGCCGACCTGAACGGCTTGTCCCCCGACCAGCAATTCGAGCTGATCGCCGACCGCCTGTCGCGGATTCAGAACCCGGCCAACCGCGCCACGATTGCGATGGAGATCTTCGGCCGCACCGGGGCGAGCCTGCTGCCGCTCTTGTCCACGGGAGCGCAGGGCATCCAGGAGCTGCGGCGCGAAGCGAACGGCCTGGGCCTGACCATGAGCACCCAGGATGCTCAGGCAGCCGAGGCTTTTGGCGATGCCCTGTCCACGTTGTGGCGGTCGCTCAAACAGGTCGCGTTCATGGTCGGGGGCGCGCTGGCTCCCACGCTCAAGCAGATCGCCGAATGGATCACGCTGGTCGCCGCCAATCTCGCAGGGTGGGTCGATGAGAACCGCGAGGTGATTACCGTCATCGCCGCCGTCATCGCCGGTATTGTCGGCGTTGGCGTGGCCCTGATGGTTCTCGGTCCGCTCATCTCGGCGGTAGGCTCGGCGATTGGGCTCGTGACGTTTGCTATTTCTGCGGCTACGACCGCCGTGAGCCTGCTGGGCGCGGCCATCGGATTTCTGCTGTCTCCGATCGGCTTGGTGGTCGCGGCCGTGGGGGGCATCGCCGCCGCCGTTCTCTTCGCAACCGACGAAGGGAACATGGCCCTGGAGTCGCTTGGCCAGGGGTTCGACCAGCTTCTGGGCGCGGCGGGCACGGCGTGGCAGGGCATTCAAGACGCCATCGCGGCGGGCGATCTGGCCGGGGCAATGGAGGTTGCCTGGCTCGGCATTCAGGTTGTGTGGGAGGCGGGCATCGCCGCCATCACCGCAGCCTGGCGGAACTTCAAATCGTTCTTCGTGGAGCTGTTCTGGAGCGCGGTCTACGCCGTGGCCCGCGCCTTCAACACTGCCTGGACGGGAATCGAGGTCGCCTTCTGGACCGTGGTCAATGCTCTGGCCGACGGCTGGGACCTCTTCTGCACGGGCCTGCAGATCGCCTTCAACGAGTTCGTCGGCTTCTTCCGCCGCGCCTGGGCGCGAGTGCGGAACCTGTTTAGCCCGGCGACGGCGCGACGCGAGGTCGAGGCGATCAACCGCGAGGTCGAGCAACAGAACCGTGAAGCGCGCGAACGGCTTGACCGCCGGGTTCAGGAGCGCGCTCGGCGCGTGGATCAGGCCCGCGACGCAGGCCGACAGCGCGAGGAAGCGCTGAACCAGATGCAGGAGGAGGAACGTCGGGAGCGGCGTCGAGAGATCGATGCGGCCAATGCCGCTGATCAGGAGCGCGTTGCCGCTGCTCAGCGAGCGCTCGAAGAGCGGGCTGCGGAGCTGGCCGCCCAACGCGAGCAGGCGGAATTGGAGCGCCAGATGGCGGCGATGGACCGTGAGGAGCAGCGCGCCCGCCGTCCCGAGTTCGACCTGGAAGGCTTGGATGAGGCCGAGGCCAAGACCGACGTGAAGGGCACCTTCAGCGCCTTCGCCGTGGCGGGCCTCGGCTCCGACAGCCTGGCCGAG